CGATAATACTATGTTATCATTTTTACTTCCCTTCGCATCAAAAATAGTATCAGATGCTGTGTCAAAGATACCCGATGACGCAGAATTAGGAGAAAAATTAATAGATCTATGTATAGTTATCTTAAAGAAAGCAGTTAAGATGACGAAAACTGACATGGATGATAAACTCTTAGAGCAAGTTGAGAAGGCAATTCAGTCCCGCTAATTGATCTATTTTATAAATATTAGTATAAATTTTAATGGAATAAAACGATGTCTCTTTGGGGAAACAACGATAATGTGACTTCGGCGGGTAAGATTACCTCCATAAACTATGCAAATAAAACTGTGACAGGTAGTGGCACAGCGTGGGGTGCTGCTGGTTCAGCACAGGTGGGTGATGTTCTCCGAATAGGTGTCCGAGGTCCAGGTGTTGCTGCAACATATTTTGGTGACGCAGTAATCACATCAATCGCATCTGCTACATCATGTAGCATTGCAAGCACAGCTTCTTTAGTAAATCCAAATACTAATGCTAATTTCAATCTAGCAACTGCTGGTATCACAACCACATTTACGGTATCGCAGATGCCAATCTGGTGTACACAAGACTTACAGGGTGATAGATATAGAAACCAAGCATCAGCATTTGAGTCTGATTCACTTGTATTTGGTATATCTAATGCAGTTGCACAGAACTCTGATTCAACAGCTGCACAAGCACCATCAGCACAAAAACAGTTTAAGACTGGTTCTGGATGGGTCGGTGTTACAACCTACATAGATACTCATGGTAATTACAGAGTAAAAACAGAAACTCTAGTTGCTATGTCTGGAATTTCTACAGGTGGTATTGGATACTATACTGAAGGATAATTAACTAATCACATTTTTATAATATGAGATTTGATGAATTGAATGAAAATAATTACATGCTTTTTGCTATAAAATTTTATGATAATCCTCATGCTCTTACAAAAGAAGAGTTTGAGGATGATTTGAAACGAATAAAGTATGTAAAACGTTTATTAAAAAGATACAAAAATACGGGTGTTTTAAAAACACATTTAATATTAAACCACCTAACGGTGTTGTTTAATGTGTTTGGTGAAGCTGCTGTTCCCTTACTCTTTTATAATCTAGAAGAGGATCTATGGCCAGCAATCAAAAGTTTCTTAATCTTTTTAAGAAGGATACCCGAATATCCAAAAAGTCACATTCATGGTATACCAGAGGATAAAACCTGTATAGATGAATTACAATCAATCTAATGGACATAGATAAGATCATTAATATTGTAAGAACTCTCCGTGAGCAAGCGGTAACTGGTGCACCTACAAATGCAGTTGGAACGGGTCAAATTGCAGGTACACCTGAAGCAGGTGATGATCCAGTTCATAATGAGAAGTTAGATAAGCAAGATCGCATTGATGCGGTTCTATTTGAAAAAATAGATTCTTTACATAAGGATTTAGAACGCACAACAACAGAAATAAAGAAAGGGTGTGAAAGAGATATACGGTTAGTTGATCAACGTCTGCGTATGATGGAGAAAAAGATGTGGTCAATTTTTGGTGCCCTTACTATAGTAAGTTTCGTAGTATCACCTATTGGACAGAGATTTGTTAGAGGATTGACAACACCTCCACAAACGAGTATAATACAAACACAGTAACAATATCCATATGGATATAATTGATTCCAAGTATATAAGCTTGGTGTCTTCACGGTTGGAGAAATTCAAAAAAGTGAAGGCAAATCTATATAATTTTCGTTGTCCAATCTGTGGTGACTCACAAAAACACAAGAATAAGGCAAGAGGATATCTATATCAGGTTAAAACCAATACTAATTTTAAGTGCCACAATTGTGGTGCCAGTTCATCATTTAATAACTTTCTCAAACAGATTGATG